AAACGTGTTGCTCGCCTTCTGCGATTGAAAGCTGGCGATGTTGTAATCGAGGCTGCGCGCCACGTTCGAGACGCGCGCCTCGTCAATGTCGCCGTTGAAGTTGGCCCACTGAAAGGGGCCGGTTTCGAGCTCCACGCCGATGGAGGTCGTATCAAGGCCGGCCGGCGTCACGCCCGCGCCTAAAAATGAGGTGTTCGGACTGATGGATACGCCGTCCATGTGCAGCGCGAGTGATGTCGCATTCGTGAAGACTGCCGCGAGATGGTGCCAGTTCGTATCGACCGTCACCGCGTAAAAGTTAAACTTCGGGTTGTTGACGTTATTCTCGAGCACCATCAGATACGTGACATGGTCGGACGCTTGCCGCCAGTAAGCGAGCCAGAACGCCTCGTTCCCGGTCGCTTTCGACAGCGCGACCATGATGCGCTGTTCGGCATCGGCGAAGGTGGTGTCGGAGAGCTTCGCCCAGCAGTCGAGCGTGACCGGGAACGTCGTGGTGGCGACAGCGGACACCGAGAGATACTTCGCATTGGGGTTGGCCGTGCGGACGAAATGCGCGCCGCCCGCGATGTCCCCTGTCGTCGCCGTCACGCTGTTCGTATTCGTCAGGTTCGCGGGCGTGGTGGTGCTGCCGGCGAGCGACAGCGTCGAACCGTCACCGAGATGGTAGACGTTCGTGTAGCCGGTGTTCCACGCGGCGGTCTTCCCAAACGCGCCGCTGTTCGGGTCCGTGGTGATCGTCGCGTCGCCGTAGAACATGTAGAGGACCGTCGCCGACGCGCGGGTCAGCGTCGGGATGTTCACCCACGCCTCGAGCTTCCCGTTGACGCCGTCATACAGCACGCGCTCGGCCGGATAGCGCGTGGTCTGTGCGACGCTGTCAAAGAAGGCGATGTCGAACCCATCAGGCCGGATGACCCCGCCGTTGCTCGTGTCCTTGAGGTCCGTGTCAGCGGCCTGCGGCCCGTAGCCCCGCCCGATGCACAGCGGCCAGGTGGTCGGGTCGCTGCTCATCCCGATACTGTTGCTCGCCAGCGTCAGTTGCTTGTATTTCGCGAACGCCATCTACGCGCCCTTGTAGCCCGCGATCGACGCCTTCGTGCTCGCGCCGGTCGTGACGTTCTGCACAAAGATGGCGGTCGCCGTCGTCGGTTGTCGCAGCGGCGTGGGAAACGTCACAACCGCGCCACCTTGTGCGGCGGCGGCCGGCACCACCCACAGCGTCGTGCCGTTGCTGCCATCCTGAATCAGCACATCGGTGGCCTGCGTGGCGTGCGTATTCGACACCGTGATCGTGGTGATGTAGTTCCGCAGGCCCGCCGCCGGGGCGGCGACGCACGTCGTGGAGGTGGTGGCCGTCATCTGGCCGCTCGTGACGCCGGAGACAAAATTCTCCGGATTCGCATAGGGCAGGACGATCAGCTTGCCCACCAGATCCGCGACCAGTTGCACCATGCGCCCGGTCGTGACCGCACTATTCTCCGCAGAGACGCCCTGCGCGCCCTGGTTCACCGGATTGGCGCTGACGGCGACGTTCGTCGCGACGTTGCCGCCGACCGCGAGCGTGCCGTTCACGCCGGCCGTCGCCGTGGTTTGCCCGCCGACCTGCGCGAGATTCACGGACTGGTTCGCCGGCAGCGCCACGCTATCGGGCGTCACCAGCAGTTTCGTCATGCTCGCGACGCCCTGCACGGTGACGATACCGCCCGCAGGCGTGCCGGCGGTGCCGGCGCCGACCACGGTCGCATTGAGGGCGGCCGCCGCGGCCTGGGCGACGGTGAGCGGATCGACGTGCTTGACGTAGAGCTCACCCTTCGAGGTGGACTTCGCGGTGATGTTGTCGCCGTCCGCGCTTACCTCCGACGAGGAGAGCGTGTCGCGCCGCACCGCGATGAGCATCGTGCCGGTGGGATCGGTGACCGCTGGGACGTCTTCGGTGTATTGCGTCCCGCCGCCAATCGCGGCGGCGTTGTCCACGTTGACGTGCAAGCGGTGATTGACCGAATCCCAGACATCGGCCTGGATCTTGTCGAGGCCGCGCAGATGGCTGTTGACCGTGCCGGCGTTGTCCCCGACGACCGCCGGGTCCGTAGTGCTGCCGGTCGCCGCATCGGCACCGTCGGCGATTGACACCGCACCGGCGGCGCCACCACCACCACCAGCCGCCCCCCCCGTGGCCGCTTCCACCGCGTTCAACGTCACGACGGCGCTGCCGCTCGTCCACGCCGACATCCGCACTTGCATCGACACCAGCGGCGCCGCCGCCTGCCAGAGGCCGTTCACCGTGGCTTGGGTCGCCGAGACGGTGCCGCCGATCGGCGTCGCACTCAGCGCGGCGAACGTCACGCCGTCGATCGACCCCTCAAACTGGACCGTGCCGGCCCAGGTGCCGGTGATCTGGATGCCGAACCCGGCCAGGCCAGGCGGCGTCAGACGCACCGTGGCACCGACCGAGGCGAGGAGGCCGACGTTCTGTGCGGAGGGCGCCATTTAGATCTGGTAGACCGCGACGAGGTTGGTGGCCGTCGTGTTCGTCGCGTTGATGCGGCGCACCGCGATCGGATAAATCTGCCCGGTGATGACGCCCGACAGCGTGCAGGTCGTGTTGTCGGCCGTGACCACGACCAGCACGCCGGCGCCGCCGCCGACGTAAACGCCGTCGGTGAGTTGCTTGGTCTGCGTGTAGCGCGTGAGGTCCACCGTGTCGGACGGCGTGATGACCTCGCACTTGTTCAGCGGGCCGCGTGTCGTGCCAATCATTTAATAATTCCCGCTTTGAATGTTGTAGCCGTGTTTATGCGCGGGACCGAACGCCGTCGCGAAATCGTTCGGCAGGTCGCTCAGCCGCTGATTCGCGCGCATGATGTTGGCGAACGTCTCGCGCGCGAGGATCGCGTCTTCCGCCGGCATGTCGCGGCCATACGGGCCGGCGAGGCGGCGCTCGAGGTTGTAAATGATCGCCTCCTCATAGCCATCAGGAAAGACATAGCTAGTGGTGCTGAGGTCCGCGAAGGGTCCAAAGTTGAGTTGCACATAAATACCCAGCGAATGCAGCGCATTATTGGGAACCGGCCAGACAAAGACGGTCGGCGCATTCCCAGGGGCACCGATCTGGAACCAAATAGCGGTCGGTTGTGTGCTGGATAAGCTCTTGATTGGGATGGCGGTATACATGTCGTCCGTCAGAACGGCTAATGGAATCTCAATGGGGGGCGTCGTCGTCCCCAGCCGCAGCGTCGCAGACTGGATCTGGTTTTGATTCGACGGCGCGGGCACGGTCGTAATATCGCCGGTTGATGCCCACGAATAGGTGGATCTCCCTGCCAGCAATGGCACGCTCACGCCAGCGATTGCGGACGACGTCAGCTGCTGCGCCCACGTCCCCATCATCTGATTGAGGATCGCGAGCGCCTGCGTGCTCTGCGCCGCCGGCAACGTCACGCCTGGCTGGAACACGTTCAAATTCTCGAACGCGCGCGTGATGTAGGTGAGCGCGGTGCCACTCATCGCGTCACGCCGGCTGACAGCGCGCCCGCACGAGGCGCAGCACGGCCGTCAGCGCCTCGAGCTCGTTGCCGATGCCGCTGGCGGCCTGCGGCCACGACGGCGGATTCTCCGGATACGGGATCGCACTCCAGTTCCCGCGATCCGGCAGCGCATTGAGCGCCGTGAGCGATTTCACGATCACGGTCGGCCGCGTGGGATGGTAGATCCATGACGGGAACCCGTCCGGCGTCACGGCGGCCATCTACTCGACCGCCTTTCCTCGCCGGTGCCGCCCGTTCGCCCCGCGCTCGTGCTCGTGCTCGGGTTCTGGTTCTGGCTCCGGCTCACTCGCCGCGAGCAGCGCGGTCGTCGCCGGCGGCTCGGGCAACCGCTGCGTCAGCAGCAGCAGAATCGCCAGCATCGCCGCGAGTGGCGTCCCCGGCACGTCGATCGGCGGGCGCTGCGGCGGGTTCTCCGGTGACGGCGTCGTGCCCCAGAAGCCAGGCAGCGCATTGAAGGCGGCGAGGCTCTGGACGATCACCGCGGGTTCTGTCCGGCTATACACATATGAGGGGTAGCCATTCGGTGCAGCCATTACTTCTCCTTCGGTTTCGGTTGCGCCCATGACGCCAGGCCGCTTTTCGGCGGGATCGGCGTCACCGGCACGGACGGCATGTGTCCGGAATAGTCGGCTTCAGCGGCGCGCACTTCGGCGGCGGCTTTCTCTGACAGCTTGTATTTGATCTCGTGCTCGCGCTCGGCCGCGAGCTTCGCGAATTCGAGCGCCTGCGCCTCGTGCGCGTCGATCGCCTCGAGCGGCGTCGGCCGGAAGCCGCGCCCGCGGAGCGCGTCGGCCTGGAGCTCGTCGTCGGCGATCTGTGACTCCATCGGCGCGGTCGTGCTCGGCGACAGCGCGCGATACAGCATCATCGGGTATTCGCGAAACACCCACGGGCGCTCGCCTGGGCCGAGCTCGGACGGGTGCGCTTCCCACTTTCTACGCTCTTTGGCGAACGCGCTTTCGGGCGAGTGGAGGATTGACACTTGTTTTACCTTTCGAGCGCCTGCCTAAAACAGCGCAGGCGCTCGTTGAGACATCTCAACTACGTGACGACCACGCCGACCGCACCCGCCACGTTCCAGAGGCCGTTCTCAGCAATGAGCGTGAGCGTGGCGCCCTTGAACGCCGCGAATGTCGCGGTGGTATGCGGCGAGCCCGTCACGGCATCGCCCAGCAGCGTCGTCGCCGTCACGACATGCGCGAACGCCGTCTGCGAGGTGATCACCACGCGCGTGCCGTTCAACGAGAGCGAGGGCGCCGCCAGCGTCAGCGCTGCCGCGGAGCCTTTGTTGATGTTGTAGACGACCGGGCCGAGCGGCTGCGGAATCGCCCCATCGGCGCCGAGCGTCACTGGGTTGTCGATCGCGGGATCGATCAACACGATCTGCCCTGGCGCAATCTGGCCGAAGTCGTTCGGGTTGCTCGAGGTGATGACCGGCGCGAGCACATCGTGTGCGGCAGCCACGGTGCCTTCGCTGCCCCGGCAGCGCACGGTGATCGTGTTCGTCGCCGGCACGCCGGTGAGAAACATCAGCTCGCCATCGATCTGGATCGCTTGCGGCGGCTGCGCGTTCTGCGTGCCGACGGTCGGAAAGCCGGTGCTGGTGCTGGTGACGCCGAACGTGGTCACCGAGGCCGTGATGGCTGACGTGAGCGTGGTTTGTGTCAGGGCCATGTTTTACGTCCTATGGTAAAATATTGTCATGCCGCCATTACGCGACCTGACGGGGTTGATCGTGGGACAACTGACCGTGCTGCACCGTGCGCCGAATCTCGGTCAGCGTGCGGCGTGGGCGTGTGCCTGCGCCTGTGGCACTCAGATCGCCGTGCGTGCGGAATCGTTGTTGACCGCCAACACACGCTCGTGCGGCTGTTGGAAGCGATCGGAAGCGAAACGCCGCCGAGAGAAACCGAAGCCACAGCCTGGTGACCGCTTTGGACGACTGACCGTGCTGGCCTTCTTGGGCAAGCAGACGCGGTATCCTCGCGTGCGCTGCCAATGCGATTGCGGACAGATCACCGAGCCGCATTGGTATAACCTTAAAAGCGGCAACACGCGCTCGTGTGGCTGCTGGCACGAAGAGATCATCAGCGCTCGATTCACGACGCACGGACGATCGAGAACACCCGAATACGTCGCCTGGAAACAGCTTAAAACGCGCTGTCTGCTCGCCACTGGTAAAGACTTTCCACTCTACGGCGGTCGTGGCATTCGTGTGTGCGACCGCTGGCGTTCGTCGTTCGCGAATTTCCTCGCCGACATGGGGCCACGGCCGACGCCGGGGCATTCCATGGACCGCATCGACCCAGAGGGGCATTACGAACCGACCAATTGTCGATGGGCGACACCCCGCGAACAACGCCTGAACCAGCGGCGGATGCATCACGACACTAAACGCAACGCGAAGTAGGGCAACACGGCGGCCACTCCCCCGATGCTGTCTATTCTGCTTGGTTGCTGATCAGTCTGGATGTTGTACTGCTCAACGAAACGGAGCGAGATCCCCGTTTCCTTATCGTTCTTGCGCGCCGCATTCGCGCCCGGCAGTTTCGCGGGGAGATCGACCATCACAAAAGCGAACGCGGCAGGGTTAAAGAGGAGCGACTGCTTGCTGCTCTGCGCCGACATCGTGCCGGCGACCGCGCCCGTGGCGCCGACCACTAAGATGCTCGCGTTGTTCGCGGGCGAGGCCGTCACGGTCTGCAGCGCGCCGCTCGTGATAATCGGCGGGCTGAACGTCAGCGTTGCGGTGCTCGTGCCAGCGACATCCGCCTGCAACACGAACTGTTGCAAGTCGCCGGTGTCGATGTAGGACACCGGATTCACGGCATTGACGCCCGCGATCGTAAACACGTCGCCGGCCTTCAAGGCGTAGGTGCCCCAGCCGCTGGTGGTGACGGTCGACCCGGTCTGCCCTGCGCTGTTCACCAGCGGCGTGCTCGCGGTGAAGGTGCCGGTCGTGTGCGTCGGCACGTTCGGATCCCAATACCATTCGTCCACGCCCATCGCCGCGCCCGAGAACTGGCCGGTCTTCCAGTAGGTCGTGATCTGATTTTGGGGATTGAATTGCGTGAACGCGGTTTTCAGAATCGCGCTCTGCGATTTCGGGTCGAGCACCGCCACGAATTTATCGGGCACGCCGACGTTGCGGAGTTTCGCGACCGCATCGGTATACGTGCCTTCCGCTGACAGCGGGGTGCCGGGGGAGCCGGCCAAGTAATAGACCGACTTGTAGACTTCAGCGCCGGCGACGACATCCCATTTGTTCGCCTGTGCGGCGCCGGCGGGCTTCGTGTAGCGGTCCTGCACTTCCTCAACGAGGAGTCGGTCATCCGCAGAGGACCACCCCATCCCCACCTGCATTTGATGGTTAATCGTGATCGGGACGGTCTGATTGAAAATCGCCTGCTGCACGAGCGCCTGGCCTTCAGTGACGACGAAGCGCTGTTGAATGCGCGCCTGCACCGTGTAGCCGATCTTCGCGCCGCCGGGATCGTTCTCCCAGGTGCGATCCCACGAGCGATCGAACTGGCCGATTAGTTTGAGGTTGTTCTTAAAGTTGACGGCGACGTCGGTTGTGACCCAGGACGGCGAAATGAAAGTATTCAAGGTCTGCCCCTGCGGCAGACGATCCGTTACGCGCGACGACGACCGTTGCGGTAGTAGAACTGTTCGTGCGCCGCAAGCGAGGCGTCATCACCCGGCGGTTCGTCACCACCGCGCATCGGACCTGTCCGCACCGGATTAGGCGGGCGTGGGACCTGAGATGTCATCACGGGCGCAGTAGCCGATCCGGTGCCGGCAGCTACACTGCGCGTGGAGGGAGACGGCGCAGCGAGGTGCTGCGAAATGAGCGCGAGCGTTTCGAGTTGATCGAGCGGCGACTGCGCGAGCACGCGCGGGAGCTCGCCGGGAAATTTTTGGAAGTAGTAGAGGACGTCGGCGCCGGTGCGGTGTTCCCAGACCCAGCGGTCGATTAGCGAGCCTTGCGGAATCGCGGAGGGCGCATTGAGCGCGACGTCGTTGAAATCGGGATACCGTTCCTGCGCGCTCGCCACCTTCTGTTGGAACGTCTGCGCGAACTGGCGCTCGGCCTGCTGCTGCTGCTGCTGCTGTTCGCGGCGCCGGTAGGTCCAGTCGGCCATCGCTTCCGCGTGCCGCTCGACGGCCAGGTTGTAGTCCTCGTCGGGCTTCAACTGGTCGATGAAGCCCTGGAGCCTAGGCGCCTGCGTCGGCGCATTGGCGGGTGGCGCGGCGGGCCGCGGGGCGGGTGCGGGCGCCGGCGCGGCGCGGCGCAGCGACTCGAGTTCGGCTTCGCGCTCGCGCAGGCGCTTGGTTAATTCGTTGATGCGGGGGGCGTCGGCCGGCGTGGCGGCGTGGCTTTTCGCGCGCCGGCCCTTGAAGCGGCCCTGTTCATCGCGCTCGCCCGCCGCCGGCTCGGCGCCGTCTGCGCTTGAGGTCGCGGACGGCTCTGGAGCGTCGGCGGCGGGCGCGTCACGGTCGTTCTGCCCGTGGTATTGGGCTTCGTGGTCGCTCAGCGACAGTTCGGCCGGTTCGGCGGGGGGACTGCCGGCGTCAGCGCTGGGAACCGGGAGCTCGTCGGCCACGGATGGCCTGTAGTCTGCGCCCAGCGCGGCGGTAGTGTCAAGGATTTGACGGCGTCAAGAGATTGACGAGTCGCGATGGCGTGCTCGGCCATCCTGATCGTGATGGCCAGATTGTGGAGCAAATCGTTCCGAAAGGGAACGACACGTCGGATTGCTCGAACAGACGCTTCACCGAGACGCGGGATGTTCAGCAATTGGCTGTCGAAGAGGACGGCAACATCGTCGACGGTGATAACCCCTGCCTTGCGTAGGGCACGCACAATTCGCGTCGCGAGCTGGGGCGGGTCGATAGATGCAAAGCCGGTCTCGATCAGGACACCGTCCGGGTTCCGCGCCTTGGTGGCGGCACTCAGCAATCGCTTTACGTCCGTGAGGTCAGCCAACCGCCTCTCGCGCCGCCGCGGCACATCGACCACTGGCCCCGTCTCCGTCCCGAGCAGCGCCCGCGTCTCCTGATAGGCCCGATGCTGCGCCGCCGTTAGCTTCTTCATATTGGTATACTTTTTATATCACATGACGGTGCGCGAGGTGCTAAAGCGATTGGTTGCCGATGGGTGGATCGAACTCAAGGCCAAAGGCGGCAGCCATCGGCAATTCGTGCATCCGACGAAACCCGGCAAGGTCACGGTCCCAGACCACGGCGGCGACCTGAAGCCGGGGACGCTCCACAGTATCTGGAAACAGGCAGGACTGAAATGAGGGCCAGGATGGTAAACGAACCGGAGACACTCGACGCCCTGCGCCGTCGTATCGAAGACCTCGAGCGCGTGTGCGCGGAAGCCTACCAGTTGGCGGGCGTGGTCGGCGCACCGGTCTGCGTGCTCGATAATCTCGCGGCGGCCGCGGACGGGCTCCCCATTCCACATGCGTCCTTTCTCCCTATCACCGCCGACGACTGCGAGGCCGTGCGCGAACGGCCGGTGAACCTCCGCGATGCCCGCTAAGAAGAAAGCGGCCACCGCGATCACGGCGAAGGCGTTCGACCGGAAGTTTGACGCGGGCGAGGACGTCAAGGAGTACCTCGACCTGAGCAAGGCCCGCCGCCCTGGCCGCGAGGTCCAGCGCGTCAATGTCGATTTCACGGTGGACATGCTGCAGGCGATCGACGCCGAAGCCACCCGCCTCGGCGTGACGCGGCAGGCGTTCATCAAGATCCGGATGGCCGACGCGCTCCGGCGGTGAGAGGGTTGAGACGCTTGATCTCTCTCAGCCGCCTCACACCAGCAACTGCGCGCCGAGTTGCGCCGCGAGCTCGGAGAGGTCCGGCGGCATCAGACGCCAGTCGGCGCGGCACTTAAGGCAGCGTGTGATTTCGGATGCGCCAAGCGATAGCGCGGTGCCCTGCTCGTAAGCACGAAGACAGGCTCGACAATACGAGTGACGCCCATTGAAACGGGCGCGCTGCATCGGAAAAGCTTTGAGCGGCTTCACAGCGTGACATCGCGAGCACAAAGCATCCGTCCACGGATTCCCACCAGCCGCTTGGATTCTCATCCGCGCATGCAGCTGCATGTGATAGGCCTGATCCTGACAAATAACCAACGGAGCATCATCTCGGCGCGAGCCGTCCGCGTGATGGACAATCGCGCCGGGAGGTAATAGTTTCCCAAGGGCCTTCTCGGCTCGCTGGACGTGAAGAAAGACCCGTCGGCCACGATTCGTTTGTCGATACCATGCGACGACAGGCTGTCGATGATGCCCTTTGATGAACCGGCGTGGTTGACCTAGCACGAGTCCCCGGCGCGGATCGTTCTGCGGTGAAATCCTCGTCCGACCACCGCAGCCACACTCACAATATCCAGGCTCGATCATTTAGCCTCCACCCATCGGGACTGGTTCTTGCGCAGGCGGGGGAGGCTGGGCTCCTTGCTCAAGGGCCTGGACGTGTTCTTGAGCGCCGAGCGCGGCCTCATGCGCTCGATCGCGGGCGGCCTGATCAGCTTCGTGTGCTTGCACGCCGAGCCTGTTCCGCTCGTCCATAAAGAGCTGCATTCGATCGACCTTGGCACCCAATTCAGCCACGGCAAGTTTGACCTCTCGGTCAGCCGCCGCGATCCGTTCTTTGGAGTCAAGCTCCATCTGTGTTCTTTGAATTTCTGTACGATACTTCGCGTTGTCGCTCTGGATTTCCTGCGAGGCGTGCTGCAGCAGTTTTTCGGCGTCCTGCAGGCGCTGCTGCAGCTGCTGCATCTGCGCCGCGATCGGCGGCGGAATCGCGCCCTGGCCTTGCGCCTGCTGCGTCAGCATCTGCTGGATCGGTGGCGCCAGCATCACCTTCGCGCGCTCAGCCATCTCGAGGTGCCCAGGCCCGTCTTGGTTTTTCAAGAACAAGTCGCCGAACCAGGTAATGAGCTGCGGGTTCGCCTGAATCAGGTCGGCCATCATCGAGGCCTCTTCCTGCCGGCGAGAATCGAAGGCCTTGGTCACGCGGACGACGACGTTGAAGGTCGCGTCCGGCGTCAGCGTGTAGACGGGCGGCGTCGGGGGCGGCGCCGGCGGCCGCATCATGCCTGGCGGCATCCCCGGCGGCATCATCCCTGGAGGCGGTGCGCCCATTGGTCCCGGCGGCGGTCCCCCTGGTCCCATCGGCGTGGGGGCGCCAGCGGGAGGCGGCCCAGGCAGACCTGGCATCGGCGGGCCGCCAGGCGCACCACCCATCGGCGGCGGCATCATCCCTGGCATGGTGCTCGTCGCGCCTTGACCCATTCCCGGCGGCATGAACGTCGGCGTCGGCCGCTGCCCGATCTGCACGGTCTCAGGCTCGCCTTGGCCGTTGATGATCCGTGCGAGCCTGCCTGGCCGCTTGCCATAAATCGGATAGAGCAGATTATTCACGATCTGCCCTTCGTATCGCATGCTGCGCCGGAGGTTATTCAAGAAGTGGCTGGTGCCGTGCTGCGACTGCGCGATGAGCACCTGCGCCATTTTGCCGCTGCGAATGCTTGAATCCTGCCGGCCGATGTTCGCGTCGGGCACGCCGGTCGTGCTCTTGATCGCCTGGTCAAACATCTGCACGCTAAGGGCGAGGTCGTTGATCGGCGTATCGACCGGCGTCCGGAACGGCGGCGGCGCCGGATTGCCCATGAGGTCCGTGGTCTTATACGGCAAGGCCGGCAGCGTCCGCGTCGTCGCCGCCTGATACCACGCGCGATAGACTTCCCACGTCCCCTCGGCCACCATCCACGGCGGAATCGGCGTCAGGCCGACCGTCTCCACCAGTTTGCTGACCATCGAGTTGTAACCCTGGTTACTATCGCGCGCCGGCCGCACCATGCCTTCGGCGCGCCGCTCCTGATCGTAGGGGTGGAGCTCCTCGCCGAGGACTTTGACGATCGGAATATCCGGCCCGCCCCAGTCGGTCTCATCGAGCTTCTGCACGCCGTCGATCTTCGCCCACTGAATGTGCTTCTCGACCACGCGCCGCGTCTCGATCGGGTCCGGTGCGTCGTCGGGGAGCTCGTCCTGCCACGCGAGCGTGTCATCCGGCATCGTGCAGAGGGTCCGCGTCTCCCGCTCGGTATACCAGTAGTCAACCACCCGCACGCTCTTCGTGAGCTCGTTCGTATCCGAGAACCACCCGGGCGCCTCGTCGCCGAGCGCCCGCCACTCCATGTCGGAGGCCGCCGCGGCCCGTGCGACGCGGTTCTTCCCAAACTCCGCTTCGTATTGCGCGATCGGCATGTCGATGCCGACGAATCCCCACTCCGCATCACTCCCGTCGGGTTGTTCATGCGCCGGGTCGAGGCTGACGCTGGCCTGGTTGTAATAGCGGTGAATGTAGACCTCTTGGTCGCGCGATTTTCCCGGCAGATAGCGCGTCATCACGCCGTAATAGCCGCGGCCGGCAATCGCCGCGCGTGACGCGGCCCAGAGACGCGCATCGGTCGCCTCCGGCGCGCGTTGAATGCCGCGGACCAGGCCTTCGCGCACATCAATCTCGCGGTCGCGGTCGGCATTCGGCGTCGCGAGCGGCCCGAAGTCGTCGGCGGCGGCAATCGTGATCGTAAATTCGGCGCCCTCTTCCTGGTTGAGGACTTGTCGGACGGGTTCGCGGACCTTGTTGATCGTCAGTGTCGGCCGTTCCGGCGTCGGCGGCAGATTGCCGAGCGCCTGCTGCCCTTGGCGCTGCATCTTGGCTTCAGCAGACCACTGGTCACCACTATAAAATTTTATGTCGTCCAATTCCCGCTTGCGCTGTTCCTGATCGGCCTGTTCAGCCTGGTGAAATCTATCGCGCGCCAATTTAATGAAGTCGTCTTCTGTTTTACTCATCGGCCGCATACCAGCCAGCGCAGGCGCTGTGAAAGGGACAGATCTTTCGGCAGCAAACCGCGCTGCACGGTCTGCATCGTGGCGAGGTGATCATCGTGAATCACGATCATGCCCTCGAGAATGACGACGCGCGTCTCGAGCCGGCGCAGTTCTTCGGCGCACTCCTGCCGTGCGTCGGCAATGCGCTGTTCGCTACCGTGCGCGTGCCGCTCGAGCGCGGTTAATCGTTCATCGACATTCTCGAGGCGCGCGGTGCTCGCGTTCAAATTCGGCAGGATCTGGTGATTGATCGCGTTGGTCTGCGCGTCGATGATGTCGATCGCGTCGGCGCCGACGGTGCGCCGCACCTCACGCCGCAGCGCGCGGGCGGCGCGGCCGTTCATCGCGTCGGCGCCTTGACGACGGCGCGTTTCTCTGTAATGCCGCCATACCGCTGCGAAATGATGCACACCCTCGCAGACATATCAGGCGTCAGATAACCGGGCGTCAACGGCGCGCACTCGACCTCGCCATTCGCGTTGAGACGGATCACCCTGAAGCGCCTCGGGCTGCCATTCGTCTCACGCAGCCACGGAGGCGCATCAGCGTTGGTGATGCTGATCACGTCACTGACCTGAAAAGCTGGCGCCATCATCCGCGCCTCGCTTTCATGCGCGCGGCCCGCAACGCCGCGACGTCCTGCGCCGTGGGGATCTGATCGGCGGCAGTGTCCCACTGCTGCACGAATCGGATCGCGAAGCCGCTGGCTTCTCGCTGTTTGACTTGGTTCACGGTGTCTTGAATCAGCGCGCGTGTCGTTGCAGCGATGACCTCTGGTGATTCACCGTTGTCGCGCACTTCTGCGAGCAGTTCATCGTCGCTCAGACGCTCAAGATGATCAGCGAGAGCTTCGAACACACGGTTTATACGCTGCTCGGTCATTGCTTGGCTTTCAGCCGCGCCGCGTAGCTGCTCGCGTGCTCCGGTTTCCCCTTCATCGGCCCGCTGGCGAAATCGGAGAGTTGCGTTTTCGTCATCGCCTGCCGCAGCTGCTTCGCTTTCGGAAACGTCGCGCCGTGTTCGGCCGCGGCGAACAGACGTTGTTGGGCCTTGCTGGTGGACGGCATCAGGGTGTCTCCGTGGTCGGCGGCAGCGGCAGGGTGTCGGTGACGCGCGCAAACGCCGTGCGATCGAACGCCAGACCGTCCGGCGCCGCCGGTCGGTCAAACACGCCGGCGTCATTCGCCTCCAACGCCCAGCGTAAAAACGCCGCGCGTGCGTGTCGGCTGTCCATCGCACGCAGCGCCAGGCTGATGGTCATTAAGGCGCGCACTTCGGGCGAGTGTTTTCGCCGGGGCATTAGTGCGCCTCCGAACGCCACATGTCGGCGTTCATGTGATCGCCTTGATGCCCCGCGATCATCACGCACGGCGTCCCCATCACCGTCGCCTGACACTGCGGCGGATACGTCACCTCGCCAGCAGACGATCCAGGCGTTGGCTTTGACGGTGGCAGCGGCGGCGGATTCAACATCTGCGGCGTGAGCGCGCCGCCGGCCGTTGGCGACAGCGGCGCCTGATATGGTCCCCAGACCGCTGCCCCTAGCGTGAGCGTCGCCGGGTCCACGCGCGCGAGCTCGTCCAACCGTGCGTCAATCTCGCGGATATCCATCGCGGCATCGGCCACGCCGTGGAGATCGTTCGCGTCCAGCTTCATCCGCGCATACGCCACCAACTGCGCCTTCTGCTGCTCGAGCGCCGCGCGTCGGTCCTCACTCATACCGGACTCCTGTTCGGCCGCATTCTACACCCCACCTATCTCTCACACGCATGGATCCACACAGACCCATCCACGCCGCCATCTCATCCAGCCCCGCCATGCTAGGCTGGGCGCCGATGAATCTTTTGGAATCGTTGATCACCCAACAAGTGAGCGCCTCCGTCGTCACGACGCTCAGCCGCACCACCGATAAAATCGCGGAGCAGCTGGCCGCTGAAATCCTAAAAGATCCCGAGTTCCGGACGCGCATGCGCGAACTCGTGAAGCGGGCCTTCGACCATGCCTTGGCGAGCCTGGACGCCGAGGCCCCGCCCGCGCCGCCCACGTAACCCCTCACGCCTGCCACGACGCCGCCGGTAACCACCGCCCCGCCGTCGTCTGCGCATCCCGCGGCGCTACCGGCATCGCAAACGTCAACGCCAACGCATCCGCATCATCCGGCGACGCCACCCCCCGCTTCCCCATCGATTCCTTCGACTCGAGCACCAACTTATTGTTCCGCAAATGAAAGCCCGGGCCCGCCAGGTCCAACGCCAACCGCCCCTTCGCGTCCATCCCCCGCGTATCAATCGCCCCCCGCGTCAACCACTCCTTCATCCGCCGCCACATCGTCGCCCGTAAATTCCCGTCGCCCTTCTCAATCGTCGGCCCGCCGAAATTCACCTCGAATACCTGCGTGAATCCCAACCCCCGCAACCGCACGACCACCGCGGCGCCAAACGCGCTGTCGATAAACACCGCATCGGGCGCGTGCGTCCGGATCGCCTCGACCAACGTCGCCACCACCAACGCCCGGTCATCCGCCGCCGTCTGCGCCCCGCTCAACCGAATCGCCGGCACCGACCGCGCATCCAACCCGCGCCGAAACCGCCCGACCGTCCACGCACTCCCGCCGCCGCTGACATCAAGGCCCAGAATCAACGGCTCGCCCGCCAACGGCTGCACCGGATTCGTCTGCGCCGCCGCAATCCGCCCGCTGTCAATAAACTGCGTCTCGTCCGCCCGCGGCGGCACCCCCCGCACATGCACCCGAAAAAAATCCTCGTCCTCGTCCCCGCCGGCATCCTCGAGCCACTCCGCAATGAACGCCTTGTTCGGCATCGCGCACGTCCGCGCATCCACGACGCGCGTCGTCCACCGGTCCCGCCCCGCGCCAAACACCGCCCGCCACGCATACCCCGTCGTCCGCGTCGGATTGAAAAACATGAACATCATCGGCTCGCCATCCGTCAACCCGCCCTCCGCGGCCTTGAAAATGGCGTCGTCAATCCCGCTCGCTTCATCGAAAATCATGAAGCTGGTCGACGTCGCGTTATGCTGGCCCTGAAACGCTTCGCTGTTCTCCGGCGCACACGACGCCGGCGTCACCTTCCACGATTCCCGATACCCCTTCCGATACAGCACCTGTGAATTAATCTCAAACCAGTGGCCGGTAATACACCGCTGCGTCCACGTCCGAATCGCCGCCCACGTCTTCTCCGATAACTGGTCATTCGTGTTCGCCGTCACCGTCCCAATCGCCCCCCGCCGCGTGCTCATAATCCAATCCACTAACCACGCCGTCATCGCCCCCTTCCCCACCCCGCGCCCGCTACTCACCGCCACCCGAATCGGCAGCACCGCCGTGTGCCCGTCAAACCGCCGCGCCCGCACCTGCCGCCCAATCTCCTCCAGCAACTCCGCCTGCCACACGTCCGGCCCCCGATACGCCTCCAGCACCCCAGGCCGCCCCCACGGATACGCCCGCCGCACAAACCCCAACGG